GGCCGGCGCCGATCGTGTCGGCTTGGAGTGTGGTGAGGCCGGCGTCGATGTCGCGTTGTGCGCCTGGGAAGTTGACCTCTGGCTGGTCGAGTATGTCGTTGATGCGGGCGCCTGACAGCTCGGAGGTGGTGGTGTATGGGTCGATGATGGTGCGGCCGAGGCGTGCGAGGGTGTCGCTGATGATGCAGACGGCGGTGGCGTCGCCGTTGAGCGGGTAGTTGAGATCCCAGTCGTCGACGAAGCCGTTGAAGATTGGTTCGCCGCCTACGTCGATGCGGATGCGTTTGCCTGGGACGATGTTGTTGGCGTATGCGCCGGTGCCGGTGGGGTCGTAGTCGCGGTCGCGGTTGCGGACGACGACGCTGGCGGTGCCTACGGTCATTTCGTCGAGCCAACGGGATCGGCCTCGAGTTGTGGTGACCGAGATGACATCGGCGGTGATGTCTTGCTCAATGTCGCCGGCGAGGACGTAGGTGGTGTTGTCGAGTTGGCCGGCCGTGGCGTCGTTGAGTGTGAAGACGGGCGTGGTGGGTACGTCGAAGTAGGCGTAGACGCGTGTGTCGGCTGGCAGCATTACGACGACCGCCAGCCTGCCCCGTTGCGTCGTTCGTAGGCGGTGATGCTTTCGACGACGGTCTGGCCGATCGCGCCTGGATCTCCGACGCCGGCGTTGACGGTGATGTTGGCGCCTGCTTTGTCAGCTGAACGGGTGCCGCCGATCTGCACGCTAGACACAGGCTGCGCGAGTGTGGACGGTGCGAAGTTGCCGCCGCTGACCATGCCGGCAGCTGCCGCGATCTCGCTCGAGGTGAGCATGGTGACGGCGGTGTCTGCCATGTGTTGAAAGACGGCGATGTCTTGCATCACGCGGTCGAGTTCGCCGCGTTCGATGTCGAGCAGCATTTGTGCTTGGGTGGTGGCTGGGATGTTGCCGAGCTGTTCGATGACGTTGGCGAGTTCGCGGTAGACCTGCTGGTTCGCTTCGGCGGCTTCGCGGGAGTCTTCGCCGAACTCTGCGGTGATGCCGGCAGCTTCGGCGAGCGCGTCTGTGAAGTCGTTGACGGCTTTTTCGTTGTCGAACGTGGTGAACAGCAGGTCGAACTCGTCGATGAGGTCGCGGTTCATGTCAGAGATGAACTTCTGCACCTCGTGGTGCGCTTCCATGTCCTTGTTCGTTTTGGCTATCGCTGCTTCGATGTCTTCGATGCTGGGGTGCAGCTCGTCCATGACTTTCTTCGCGGTCTCGTATTCGATATTCGCGAGGGACTGCTCGTAGGCAGCGTCGGCGATGTCTTTGGCGACCTCGAGCTCTGCTTCGCCGTATCCTTCGATCGCGGGTGTCAGCTCGTCGGTGACGACTTTGGCCTGCTCCTCAAACGTGTTTGTAAGTTTGTCGATTGACACAAACGGGATCTTGTTGGCTACGTCGATGAGCGTGTTGATGAAGTCGATGAACTTGCCGGCGAGCCAGCTCACAGCGTCGCTCACTTTGTCCATGACGTAGTTGACGGCCATCATGATCTTCTCGAGCAGGCCGAAACGCTTGTTGAGTTTGATGAGCGCGACGACGACGAGCGCGATGATGGTCGCGATCGTGAAGATCGGGCTGGCTTTCATCGCCTTGTTGAACAGCTTCTGAGCGACCGTGGCGACACCTGTCACGACCGCCTTCACTTTGAGAGCTGCGTTGTAGGCGATGACGATCGCGGACACTGCTGCGATTGCTGCGCCGAGCCCGATGAAAAGCTCCGTGTTGTCTCCGACAAACGTGGCAGCGGACTCGAGGACGGGTATCAGCTTCTCGAGGATGGGCAGCAGCGCGTAGCCAATCGACTCCTGGGCGTTGTCGATCTGGATCTGCATCCGCTTGAAACGACCCTCAGCAGTGTCGGCAGCGTCTGCAGCTGCACCGCCAAACGTCTCGGCCAGTTTCTCGCCGATCTCGTTGAAGTCTGCTCCGCTCTTGATGACCGCGGTGAGGCTTGGGTCGAGGCGTTTCAGGCTGGATGTTTCGCCCTGGTATGCCTTCGCTAAGGCTTCGCTGACGGTGTTGAGATCTTTGCCGGTGGCTGCGGAGATGTCGAGCGCGATGCCGAGCAGGTCTTGGGCCTCGGTGACATCGCCGGTGGCGCGTACCAAATTGCCAAGGGCCGGTCGAAGCACCGCGTCCGAAGTCGAGGTGGCGAGCTCCATCTGGGCGATGAACTCTTCATTCGCTGCGACGGCTTCATCTGTGGCGCCGGTGACGGCTTGGATCTGGCGGGCGAGCTCTTCTTGCTGTGCAGCGTCCTCAACTGCGGCCTTGAGTGATGCGCCTGCAGCTGTGGTGAGTGCGCCGAGCGCGGCGGTGGCTGGCAGGAACGCCTTCTTCATTGCGAAGCCGACCTTCTCGCTGGTCTTCTCCAGCTTCTGGAAGTCGGCCTTTGCCTTGTCGAGCCCTTTGGGGTTCCATTCGGAGAGGATTGGGACCTTGATAGCCATTAGCCGAGCCTCTTATCTACGCGGGCCTGAATGGCCTCTTCCATGTCTTTGATCGCGTCAGCGACGCCACGTTGCACTGTCGGAAGGTGCCGTTCAGCCGCACGCCAGACGATCCGTGATGCTCGAGCGTTTTTGCGGAGCTTCTGGATCATGGCGCGACCTCGAGCTTCGTTCTCGCTGCCACGACCGGCGCCGTTGGCCTTGCCAGCGATGTCGAAGATGGCGCCACCAGCGTCGGTGTTCTGCAACGTGAGCAGCGGGAAGATCTCCTTCTGGCGGTCGCGTTTGCTTGGCCCTTTGTAGGTGACCTTGATCCCGCGTCGGATCTTCTTGGCGTCATAGGTGCCGATCACTCGGCCGGTGCCGGCCTTGCCGAGCTCGGGCGCGTCCGTAATCCAGTTGCCCCAGTTCAGGCCAGAGTCCTCGGGTACCAGGCTCCGTGCTTCGGCGACCATCGGTTTCGCTGCAAGCTTCATTTTGGCTTGTGTTGCTCGACGAAGAGCGGGGTCGATCTTGCCGAGCGCGGACATGAGGCGAGTTACGTCGTACTGGACGGCATCGTTCAGCATCTCAAGTGTGAGTGCATCACCTCGTCCTGCCACCTTGTTTCGCCTTCCTGTCTTGTTCATTGAGGATCGCGATCACTGTGACGAGATCCTTACCGTCGAACTCTATGTGAGGGGGCCACCAGTGGAGGTGTACCAGTAGCTCGGCTAGCTGGCGTCGTCTGGTGCCCCGTGGGTAGGGTCCGCGTCCTCCGACACGACCTCGAGGCTGATGATCTTCTTGAGGTAATCGTCGAACACGGCCGGCATGACCTTCTTCGCTGCCTTGCTGGCCTCAAAGGCCAGATATGCCAGGTCCTCCATTCCGAGGCCCTTTGCCATGTCCGATGCTTTGGTCTTGTATTTGCGCTCCCATGCGACGATGGACCAGAGGGTCGTCGTAACGTCCTCTGGGCCATCGCCGATGTCGACGCGGAGTGTGAGCTGCATTGTGTGCGCCTTTCTTTGCTAGCTCAGGCGACGGCTCGGGTGAGCGCACCGCCTTGAATGGTGATGTCAACGGTGGACAGTGTGCCGAAATCGCCATTGATCGGGGTGAACGATGCCAGGTATCCGCCGGTGAGCGTGTAGACAGGATTGTCGGCAGCTGCGACGGAGCCGGTGGCGCCGACCACAGTGTCGAACGTGGTGCCGATCAGGCCCTGCAGGATGCCCTCGACCTCGGTCGCGCCGTAGCTGATGAATAGCGTGGCGGTGATCTCGTTGTTCTGCAGGCCGGCGACGTAGTTGCGGGCCGAGTCGTCGACGGTCGTGGCTTCGAGCGCCTCGACCTCGTAGGCGATCGAACACGATGTGCACTGGTCGCTGAAGTCGTTGCTGTCGATCTCGAAGTACGGTTGTGTGAGGTTGGTTACTGTTGCCATGTCAGGCTCTCCTTGTTGAGAGGTTGATGGTGAGATCATAGGCGGGCAATTGTTGCTCGCCGATGATCGCGGTGGATGGTTCGCCGGCAGTGACCGCGAGGTTGCTGCCCATCATCGCGTCCACTTTGGTCATTAGGTACTGGAGGGCGTCGTCGTTGCCTGGAGGCGGTGCGAGCACTCGAACAATGATGGTGATGTCTGCGATGTTGTTGTTGAAGCTCGAGAAGCGTGGCGCCTCGATGAACGCGGACAACGGCCGAGCATTGCGAGGGTCGGTGACGGGCATCAGACCGACCGCGGTGATCGCCGTCTTCACTTCAGCGATCGCGTCGACCAAGAAGCCGCTGCCGGCCATTATCCGACCTGCGGTCTACCGCAGCCGAGGAGCTGGAGCACTTGGCCGAGCGTGCCTACTGGCTGCGGGTTGAAGTCCTGAAACGATGCGTAGCCGTCAACCGATCCGCGTGAGCGGTACTGGATCGCTGCGTACATGACAGTCCCGAGCTTGACCGATCCATCTGGCGCGGTGTTCAGCGCGTCAAAATAGCCGGCGCTGCGTCGCCGCCTTGAACAGAAGGCGTTGGCAGCTGACACGCAGGTGGCGACGAACGCGGTGTCGTTCGCGGTGGCGCCGTCAATGCCGAGCCATTCGATCACATCGTCGCTGTCGATCCAGGTGCAGGTCGGCGTGTATTGCAGGGTGCCACTGTCTGTTTGCCGGTCGATGTCGTCGCCGGTGTCGGCGAACAGGATTTGGTTCGGCCGGTCGATCTGCGTGTTGAACACGAGATCGCCTTCGTCGGTGACGCCAGTGAAGCTGTAGTTCTCGAGGCTGTAGACCGTGTGGTTGCCGTTGAGCTGTGTGCTCGCAAGGCCGCTGATGTTGATGTCGGAGCCAACAATGAGGCCGTCGACATGCTCGAGGACCTGCACGACGCCATAGCCATCAAGCCGCCACGCATGTGTGACAGTGAAGGTAGCCATAGCGTCGTGCAGTCCTCAGGGGCTCAGAAGGTGGCGTCGGGGCCGAGCACGCGGATCATGTTGACATCGAGCACCTCGCATGCCACATAGCCGCGGACGGTGACCTGAAGGCCGAGCGTGGTGGCGCTGGCGACCTGCAGGAAGCCCTTGTAGTTCTCGTAGAACTCGACACCGCGGGTGTTCATCAGCCAGTAGTACTCGGTGGCGGTCTTGTTGCCGATCGCCTGCGTACCGATCTGGTTCGACACCACGAGGCTCAGGCCAAGCGGGTTGCCGTTGCCGGCGGTCACGCCGTCGGGCAGCAGACCGGCC